GCTCCTGCTCGGCCTGCATGCGCTGGCGCAGCAGGATGAGGTAGCCCTTGAACTGCTCCACCTGTTGCGGCGTCAGGTAGCCGAAAGCGTCCGACTGCGCGAACTCCATCAGCTTCGCCATGTGCTCCATCGACTGCTCGGCCGGCCGCGATTGCGCGGGCAGCGCGCCGTTCATGATGAGGTTGATGGCCTCCTCGGCGAACAGCTTGGGCAGGTTGGCGTCCGGCGTCGGTGGCGTCAGGTACTTGTCCGAGTCTTGGCCCAGCGCCTTCCCCATGTCGCGCAACAGTTGGTACACGCCCTCGGGCTGCGTCACGCCCATCTGGATCGCCAGCGGGTTCATGATGGCGGCGCCAAACTGCGTCAGCGCCTCCTGCAGCGCTTCCTTGCTCGTGTTCATGGAGTTGGCCAGGAACTCGAACTGGAAGCGGCCCTTGATGGCGTCCGGGCCGTCAATGGTGCGGAACGGACTCTCGTCAGGGCGGCGCACGCCCTGGATGCGGATCTGCTTCTCCTTCGGCAACTTCACCTGGTTCAGCTCGTGCATCTGCGCGTAGACCTCGGTGAGGCACATGAAGAAGCGGCGCAGCAGCCGCTCGGGGCGGGCGTCACCCTGACCCATCACCGCCTGCATGCCGCGCACGGTGCGCAGCGCGGACGACTTGCCTTGCGGCACGCGGCCCAGTTGCAGCTCGCCGATGTTCGTCAGGCGCTCCTGCATCTGCGAGAACATGGTCATGAGGTTGAAGCCGAAGCTGGAGCCCTGCTGCGGCATCTGCGGGAACACCACATCTTCCTTCGGATTGGACAGCGGGTAGCCTTCGCCGGGCCACAGCCGGATGACTTCGGGCCGCATGTTGCTGGTCGCGCGGTAGAAGAAGAACGGCACGTTGGTGATAGTGCCGCCGTCAATGGTCTGGTCGGCGAACTGCTTAATCATGTCGTGCAGCCCCTCCATCATCTCCAGCAGCGAGATGCCGGCGCGGCGGTCACGCACCGGAATGAAGGATGTCTCGGCGAAGGGGCGGCGCGGCGGGTTGGTGGGGTACACCTGCGTCAGCTCGCGGGCGCGCACCAGCATTTTCGTTTCCTTGAGGACGGTGAAAATCACGTCCTCGTTCACGCCGTCGTCGTCGATGTCCAGAATGTCGAAGCATGTGAGGCGCGTCAGCGTCTTGTGGTCCGGGCTCTGTGCGTCGCCTTCGCCAGCATTCGTCTGCTGGGTGTGCGTGCCGCCCTGGAACACGTCCTTCTGCGTCTTTTCTTCCTGGTTTGTGGTGTCGTCCTGCGAGACGCCCTCCAGCTTCTTGATGTCCTTTGTCGTCAGGAGGTCGTAGAAGCCGCTCTTTTGCAGGCGCTTGATCTCGTCGAGCGTCGGGTAATCCACCAGGATCACATGCGCAGCGCCGTTCGGGTTCGAGGGCGACGGGATCTGCAGGTTCGCGCAGCGCGTCGGCGCCAGCACGTCCTCGTAGCTTTTCACGATGGGGCATGGCCCGTCGAACACGTTGACCATGCGCCGGGCTTCCATCTCGATGTGGTTGCCGACGGTGTAGAACTCGACATCGAACCACGAGTCCGGGTCTTTCTGGTCGTTCAGCACCTCCCATGACCAGCCGCCGCCAGCGGGTTTCATGTGCTGGATCTTGCCGTTGTAGTGCGCCGCCAGAAAGTTGCCGAAGTAGAGCTCCGGCGTCTGGTCCGCCGGCAACTTGTCCAGCATGAAGATGTCGTAGCTCTCGCGGTCCTCGGTGATCCAGGGGATGAACACCGTGAGCACGCCATCGTTCACGAAGGCGTCCGCCATGTCGCCGACCAATTTCTCGCCCTGGTTCTCGACGAACACCTGGAAGTCGAGCAACTGATTGACCGAATCCTCGCGCGGCTTGTCCACCTCTTTGAGTGGCTTGGCCACCACGGCCGGCCGGGACGACATCACCGCGTTGTGCAGGGTGTCCTGCACGCGTAGCGAGTGGGTCATCAGGTCGGGGATCGCGGCATCGCTGGCGCCTTCCCATGGCCAGTCCTTGCCCTCGGTCCACATGCGGAACTTGGCGTAACGCTGCAGGCGGGCCTCCATGTCCTCGGATCGGTCGGCCACGTCCTGCGTGAAGAATTCGATCACGCGATTGGCCACCGCCTCCTTGTCGAGCTTGAAGCGTTCGCGGCGCATGCGGGTGCGCTTGATCGGCTTTTCGGGCGCTGCTGCGCCCTGCTGGTCGGGCATCTCTCCGGCCTCGACGCCAGCCACCTCGTCCTCGATCACCTCCTCGCCCATAGGGGCTGCCGCCCCGAGATCAAAGTCGGTCATGAAATTCGCTCCAGGGCTTTGCCCGGATCAGACCGAGAATGCCGTTGTCAAATTGCTTGCGCGTCCAAGGGTGGTCGCGGCCATTGGCCAGGAAGCCGCCGAGCACGTTCAGCCATAATTGCGGATAGTCGGCTGGCGTCATGCGGTCGAAGGCGTCCTTGTGCAGGGTGATGTCGCAGTTGTTGCCGTCGGCCAGCAGGAAGTTGGCGCGGATGGCCTCGGGTAGTGCCGCGCCGAGCTTGATGGGCTCGCGCGTTTCCTCGTGCCGGCGCACGACCTCGAAGCAGGGCTCGTTAGTCAGCGCGCACCCGCCGAGCGAGCGCTTCATGGGCTCAGTATTCATCCGGCAACTTCTTCAGCTTCTCGTGGTACGCGGCGCGCAGCTCGTTCAGGCGCGTCTGGAATTGCTGCGCCACTTGCGTGTGCAGATCGTTCAGATCGTCGAGGTACTTTTGCGCCAGCGGGCGCGCGTCATCGCAATACTGATTGCCCAGCACGCCGGTGACCGGAGTGCTGTCGGGGATGGGGACGCCGGTGCCGTCACATGTGTTGATGGTGGCCATTATCGCTCCTCATCGGGCCATGGCCACTGGCGCTCTGGCGGGATTGAATCGAACGCCGCGTCAACCAGCACCCAATTATTGCCGTTCTTGAGGTACAACGCCGGCTTGCGCCCAGACTCAAGCGCTGGCGCCCCCATTGCAGCGGCCGCAGCGCACATCGGCACCGCCGCAACAAGGCTTGCCCTGCGAAAGAAATTTCGACGTGATTGGTCCACTTCATCTCCTCAATACGCGCCGCGACGTGTGCCGGGCCTATGATACACCTGATGGATGCCGCGTAAACTGTTGAATGATGGGCCTCCCGAGCCGCCTCCGGTGTTCATGAGGTAGCGCCAGAGGGCCGGAAAGTCGTCATTCTTGGCTTTCGGCGTCTGTTTTTGGTCCTTTTCGGCGGACCGCTTGAAATCGTCCCACACGAAGCGTTGCAGCTGAAAAATCGTCCGCTTGCAGCGCGGGTGGATGTGGATCCGCGGCTCGCGCGTGTGCTCGTCGGGCCGCAGGTACACGTTGACGTTGGATCTGCCCACAGCACTGTCGTCGGCCAGCTCGCAGGCGATATCCGCCTCCGAAAAAGACATCTGCCAGGTCACATTGCGCGACGCGCTCGACGGCGAGGCGCCCATGTTCGGGTCCATCCACCACATCGACACGTGAATGTCGAATTCGCGCTCGATTTCATCCATCTCGACGCGCATTTGCACCGGATCTCCGCTGCATTCGATCTCCGCGATCTGCCAGAGGTCGTCGGACGGGTCCACCAGCACCCACATGCCGCAGTGCGCCTTGCGCGGGTGCGGATCGAGCAGAAAAATCGCCGGCCAGGTCGGTTGCGGCTCGAAATCCTTGACGTGATTGAACGTCGAAATGTCGTTCCCGCGGCAGTTCACGCACGTCAGCCGGTCCGTCACGCCCTGCGCGGCCGCATTCGTCTCGGTGATGACGCTTTCCTTGCAGGAATAGCACCAATGCTGCGTCTCGTCGGTGAAAAGCGGGTGGATGCGGTTCGAGAATCGGATCGGCTTGCCGTAGATGCGGACGGAGCGCATCTCTTTGGACCACTTCGACGCCTGGGCTGCAATGGCAACTTGGTCTACGTTCGGATTGTCGGTCGAGTACAGGTTGTACCACTCGACATCCTTCACCTCCGGATTGATGCCCGGCTCGTAGACCTCATCAAACAGCCAGTCCACAGGGATGCTCGGGTCATCTGGCCACGTCATGGCCAGAAGTAGGCGCCCGCCAACACCCATCACGCGCGCCTCCGACTCCCTCCAGATGTGCAGCGGAGGCGGCTCGTCATGAAAAATGAAGTGGAAGTCCGTTCCCTTACCTTCCTCCTGGTCGTAGGACATGAACTGGATGGTGCTTTCGCCCAAAACCAAATCTTGGTCGTTCGGATCACGACACACCACCGTCAGGGTGCGGAATTTTTCGCTCCAGGACTTCTCCCATGAGCGGTCGCGCAGCGCGTACGGCGGTATCCAGCCCCAGTGCCCCCTCTCGCCGCCGGGAATGTCAACGCCAGACCATTGCCACCATTGCAGCTTGGGCAGGATCACCGGGTAAAGTGCGGTCGTCAGCGATTCGCAGATCACGCGGATTTTTGCCGGTCCGCGGAAATGTTGCGGTGCTGTGTGCTTCAACTCGTCCGGGAACACGCCAGTCGCACAGGATGAGATGAATGTCAGGATGGACTCAGTTTTTGAGCTGCGATTGCCGCCACCGAGCCCGAGCACGCGCGCTGTCGAGGTGTACGGCTTGGCCGCCATCTCGCTCACCGGCTTGTAGTAGCGAAGCTGGTTCTCCTTCCGGTCCTCCGCCGCGATCTTGACGAGCGATGTCAGCGCGGAGCGCAGCTCGTCGTCGTCGAGGCGGTGGACGGTATCGGGGGTGATTAGGGAGAAATCGGTCATCGGGCCGCCGGATCAAGAATGAAGCAGGCGACGTGCTGGCCGGTGCCTTTGCCCGGCATGCCATCTTCCGTTGCGCACCATTTCACGTCGCCTAGATTGCGCACGACTGCGCCAGCCTCCAGGAGCATCAGCACCCACTTGTCGATTGGGTACACCATCACGACGCGCTTACCCTTCTGACTCTCCGCGATGCACTTGCGCGCCCAAGCGGTCGGCCCCTTCTTCTTGCCCTCATGCATGATGACGCCGAACGGCGGGTTGACCCAGTTCGATGCGCCCCACTCCGAAGTCAGGCCATCGAACTCTGGCGGCTTAGGATACGGGCATGGATCAAAATCGAAGTCGAACTCCAACTGCAACTGCCGCATGAGCGCGGGCGGCGTCAGCCAGTAGTGCTTGCCGTCTTTGGCGCTGCCGTTTTCGAACCCCATCAAATCTGCTCCCCCACAGGCTGCGCTTCCTGCATGGCCGGCACCACAACCGGCACCTCCATCGACTTCTCGTAAGTCACCGCGGTCGGCGTGACATCCAGCGTGATCCCGCGCCGCTTCGCCTCGTTCAGCAGGATGGGCAGCGCCTCGTTGATCTGCATGCGCGCGGTGATGTCGAGGTTCTGTGTCGGCAGGCCGGACAGCAGTTGCCGCTTCTCGATCAGCACGCCGATGCCCTGCGCTAGATCCCGGAACGACGCCTCGGACAGCGAGTGGTCGTCGATGTAGCCCATGGTCATGGCGATTTTCTTGTCCAGCTCATCGACCACAGCCTTCATGTTGAGCCGTTTCACCTCGTCGGCCACCGGTGCGTAGCGCGTCTCCAGGCGCTTTATCATCGCCTTCACGAGGGCCGGCTTCATGCCTGACTCGCGCGCCGCCTCGCGCAGCGCTTCGTACTTGTCGAATAGCGGATTGCTCGCCGTCAGCAGCGCCGCGGCGGCCTTCTCGGGCTCCTGCATTTCGACTGCAGCGTTCGTGGTCCTGATCTCGATCTCCGGCAGACCATCCACCGCTATCGCCCGGGCATAGTGCGCCCTGGCCGTATGCTCGCGCATGCCGAACGTGTCCGCCACCACATCCCAAGAGTTCCCCGCCGCGCGCAGATCGTAGATCCGGCGGCGAAGGTCTTTGATGCTGGAGCGCTTCTCGGCGGCCACTACCTCCGCGCCTCCTGCCCAGGCGGCAGCGGTGCTGTCCGGCGCGAGTCCATGAAGTCGTCGCACGTGCGCGCCGTGTCCGGGTTCACGTTGCACAGCCCGAGCTTGGGACAGTCGATCTCCGTGAATACCGGCGTCGATGCTGACCGCTTGCAGTGCCAACAGGACTGGTCATTGATCGGCGCCTTGAGCGGCTTGGTGCGGAATACCCTCATCGGGTGGCCTTCGGCGTGGACGTTCATGGCTTCAGCACCTCGATGAATTCGATGAATGAGTCGCTGCCGATCAGCTCACCATTCCGCGCCCTGACGCGACATGGCCACCCATTTTCCCCCGAGATATCGGCCTTGCACAGCCACACCCGGCGCGGCTCTCGGGGCTCCGGCTTGACGCGCCAACCGATAGCCTCATCGAAGTCGGCAAATTTTGTGTCCGGGCCGACATCTTCCCACCAGGCGCCGCTGCCTTCCTGAAACCTCAGCTGGATTTTCTTCCCCTCGCGCCTGATAGCGTCCAGCGCTGACCCTGTCTCATACAGCTTCATTTTCTCCTCCCATGATTAGGCTCATACTTCTTGCACTGCCGACCGTACTTTGTGTTGTGCCCAAAGTCGCACTTTATCGCGATCAGCGGCACGTTGCGACCCAGCTCCGAATGCAGGCACGACAGGCAGCCGTACGGGCCGTTGAGATCGGTGGCCGGGTCTACTTTTTTGGGCTCCTTCTTGCGGGCGGCCATCAGTGCAGCCACCGCTGCTCGACGAAGGTGACGCAGGCCACGATCTCGCGGCGCCTGGCGACATACTGCGGCGCAACCAATTCCATCTCCGCCCGCCCATAGTCCCGCACGAATTGCGCTCGCATCAATCGCACTCTGCGACGGCGCAGCCATTCGGGGGTGAGTTTGGGATGGCGCTGCTTCATCAGTCTTGGCGCTCAACTTCCACGGGGATCGCCGGCACTACCGGATCAACCTTCGTCACCTGGCGGACACGTTCGGTTGCCCAAGAAGTGACTTCGGGAGGGGTGAGGGGGGGGCGAGGTGCTCGCTGTTGAAAAGCCATGTACCGCCAGCCCCGTCAAGCTCCACCTTCCACCGAAACCAATCCCCCCGCGGGCCCTCTGCTGGGCCGCCAATAATCTGCCCCTGCAGCCCGATAACGTCGAACTCACAGCGCGCTGCATCAGGATCAACGGCAACCACCTTCACCCTCTGCCCCACTGAAAACTTAGCCATGCGTCACCCCTCCCACCGGCTTCCGCAACCGAATCTCCAACGTACACCCCAGCGCCCCAGCCACCGCGT